ATAAACTTTTGCATATTATCAAAAGTTGTTTTATCTAAAAAGTTATCTTGTATTTTCGTTTCGATTGTCATACAGCCACTTTCACATCAGCATCTAAAACATCAAGGGTTACCCACTTTCGTGGAAAGAGCATTTCTCTACCCACAAAATCTTTCATATCATATGTTGGATCATCTACAAGACCCAACAACTCTACTTTGTTGTCAAAGTCACGGAGGAATAAGTCATACTTGTATGCCTTAGGTGCGTTTTTCTGTCCTGCAATATTTTTAGCTAATTCACGAATGTTCATATTATACTCCATTATTGGCGCATTTGCGCTTGTAGTTGATCGATTAATTGTTGTATCTCACCACGGATACTTTCGTTTATACTAGGAATCCATGGTAAGATGCGTTTTAATAGTCGAACTAATTCATTAGGTGGCATTAATTCTCAGCGAGATGCTTATCTAATGCTTTTTGGTAACGATTAGCATGTGAACGTTCTGCTTTCGCAAGTGTCTCAAACCAATCTGCGACTTCATCAAAACCTTCTTCACGAGCGATCTTCGCCATGCCTGGATACATGTCTGAATACTCATGTGTTTCACCACTGATTGCTGCTTCAAGCATTTCACGAGCAGTCTTTGCTGGCATTCCAGTTCCTGGTTCACCTGCACCACCTTCAATCAAATATTCCATATGACCGTGTGCGTGTCCAGTCTCACCTTCAGCAGTAGAACGGAACAATGCTGCTAGTTCGTTCTCACCAGAAATGTCACACTGATTTGCGAAATACAGATATCGACGATTTGCCATTGATTCACCACCAAATGCTTCTTTCAAACATTCAGCAGTTCTAGTTCCTTTTAAACTCATAATTTCTCCTTAGTTAATGTCCATGATCCATCTTGGTTGTCAATCCACTTCAATGTATCACCTATTTCCCAACCCGTTTCTTTTATTAAATCATCTGGTAATTCGACGACATAATCTTCTTCTACTTTTTTTACTTCTAGTGTCCATCTAGACATGATCTACTCTCTTGATATGTACATTACACTTTTGTAAAAAGTCCAAACCTACCTCACTTTTATAATTGTTTCGATAATAAACGTGACTTATTCCTGCTTGATAAATTTGTTTTGCACAATCTAAACAAGGTGCATGTGTAACAAACAGATGAGCACCTTCACTAGAATTGGTAGACTTAGTGACTTTTGCCAATGCATTTGCTTCAGCATGAATCACTTCTGGTTTAGTAGTCATCTCAATGTGGAAATCATCGATGTAAGTTTCAGTCTCACAGTTGTTATCCCAACCAGATGGCATACCATTGTAACCAATTCCAATGATTGTGTCATTCTTTACTATAACACAACCGACATGCAAACGTCTAGCGCTTGAGAGTTCAGCATACACTTCTGCCGCTCTCATGTGTGCTTTTTGGAACTTATCCTTCAGAAACATCTTCGCCACCTTTTTTCTTCTTCTCCCTAAATTGGAAGTCGAGTCGAGGAGTCATGTCTGATATGATTGTCTCTTTACGAAAAAGAGTCTTTCGTTCACCAGTCATTCCCATCAACAGGCGCTTAGTCTGTTTATCCATTTTGTAATGTGAGGTAGGTTTTTTCATAATATAACTTTCAAAAAATTAAGCAGCTTTCTTTTCTTCCTGTAATAGTGTAGGAGTAAAGAAATTCAAGTCATTACCAATTTCAACTTTGCGTGGTTTCTTATGCTCTGGAATGATGTTCTCAAGTCCAATGCGTAGTATACCATCTTTGAATTCTGCACCTTTAACTTCAATGGTGTCAGCAATTGTGATTGTTTTAGTGAAAGAACGTGTTCCGATACCGTGATGTAGATATACAACGTCAGGAGTACCTTCTTGTTTCTCACCTTTGATAACCAGAGTATTATCTTGTACTTGGATATCAATTTCGTTTTTACTAAAACCAGCAACAGCAAGTTCTACAACATACTTATTATCAGTTGCTTTGATAATGTTATGTGGTGGAAAGTTTGTGGCAGGCTTAGTGTTGTTTAGGATTTCTTCAACATCACGAAAGAATTTTTCAAACCCCAATGTCTGATTTAGAATCATTGGACCAAAGCGACCAGTAACAGTCATAGTTTTCTCCTTATTAAGCAAGTTAAAATTGCGTGACCCCTAAGGCATCACGACTTACTTGACAACATTAAATGCGTTTCTGTTGACAAGATAAGTTCTTTGTGGATTATTGTGATTAAAGACTCTAATAAACTCGTTAGAGCCTTCTCTAATCACATCATCGTAATTCCTAGTATATACAACTTCCTGTGTATATTTGTTTACCAGTTTCACTGGATTTTGTTTCACTTTGTTCATGATGCATCACCATTTCAATCTACTTTCTTTTTACCAATATTATATTTAGTCACAAGTTCCCAATCATCTTTCTCTTTAAAAGAGATAATCTTAATCTGATGAATTGGTGCCATGTTATCTCTCAGTATTTGTGGATTCATAATCTTTACTAAACCCCACTGTTCTAATAAATTAGCAATTGTATTTCTACGTTGAACATCGTTGTCGGAAATGTTTGATGGTTTACCATCTAGTGCAAACAGTTCCTTAAAGTGTACGATATAATATTTTCCTTGTTTATGTAAAATGTGGCAAGATTGATACAGTATCCTTTCCTTACGTGACGAAACACCGATTCTGGTTAATGTTTCTCTTACCTTTAAAAAGTCATCTTCTTCCTTCAGTTGCACTTCGACAAATTTAGAAATATCAGTCATCTCATTTCCTTAATCCACCCTTGTGGGTTTTTTCTTTTAGTTTTTGGATTTGATCATCACTAAGGAGGCGGAGAGCTTCAAGTGCTTTTTGGTCGGAGTATCCGTAAAGGATCTTTAGACATTCTATATCGTCACTTGATTCAGGCTTTAACCACTTAGAGAACGGACGTTTCTTGGCCCGCACGGTATTTAGTAAAAAGTCAAACTGCATCTTTTTATCTAAATGATGACGGATATTCATCTCATTTGCGAACATTAAACAATCATACTGATAAGAAAGACTCTTGTTGGTCAGAAACGGAACATATTCTTTTTCCGTAGCCTCATCAACGATAAGATTCTTCTTACCTGTCATGATTTGGTTGACATATTCAAATGGCTTACTCAAATTCGCACTCCACCATCAATTCAGTCAGACATGCAACCAGATTAATTTCTGGATCTGCGACAAACGCATTCTTGTATTGATAGTCAGCAAGAATGATGACAGCCTTCGGAATAGAAGAAGGTTTCAATACATCATACATGTTGTCATAGATTGAACGAAAGATTGTGTTTGGATCACTATCATTCGTTGCAGCCCACTTACGAATAGAACCAAAATCTTTGTTTGCAACATGTTTAACAATCTCTGCAAGTTTGACATTGCTGACTTGTGCCAGAATACCTTCGTTGATTTCGCCATACTTTGAATAACGTTGCAATTCGTTGATCACACGACGAAAATCTGGAAAGTGTTTCTTAACAACTTCTGCAACAATCTTTTGTTCATATGGTACTTCTTCTTCAGTCAGAATCGATTTGATACGACCAAAGAACTTAGATGCCATCTCTGCTTTCTCAGCAGAAGATAGATTGAAGTCAACAACTGAACAACGTGAATGCAGTGGATCAATAATACGTTGTTTATAATTACAAGTGAAGATGAAAGAACAATTCTTTGCAAATTCTTCAATTGCATTACGCAACGCAGGTTGTGTCGAATTAGGATTCAGGTAGTCTGCTTC